GAGTAATCAATTTCTTTGCTTTGTTAATCGAATTAGGCCAGCTTGACCAATCCGTTCCGCCTTTAGTCATATGATACGTTATCTCTGCGTTTATGACTGGATCAAATAAAAGTACATTTGATCTCAACTCGAATTTCTCTTTACGATCTGTGCCAAGAGTTCCCAGCATATTGATCTGAAAAATTCCGTAGGAACTGTCTCCAGTACTCCTGTTGCCATTGTAAGCCATAGGGCGTCCATTAGACTCCGCTTTGGCCATGGCCCACGCCATTTTAAGGGCGTTTCCTTCAAAGCCTACATTTTTAAGAAGTGTTTTAAGTTCCTTATCTGTAAGCATTTCTGAAGGCTTATATACAGTATTGCTGAATTTTTCCAGCGTTTGTCTTTTCAGTTGTGCTTCATTTTTTGTCTCTGGTTTTACAACCAAAGCTTCGGCTGGCGTAGAATTTATAACTGGCGAACCAGAATATAAAAACATTAAACCTACCGCTATTGCAACATAATGATGTAAAACATCACTAAGTTTTTCTTTATTCTCCATTGGCATATCCTCCATTAGAGATAACGGACTATAATAATAACATTGTTTTATAATGTATGTCAAGTTAGTTGACTAGAAAATAATTGTAGTTAACTAATAAAGTTATAATTATTTTATATAAAAAATATAAAAACTCTTCACATGTTAAATTATTTTTGGTAGAATTAACTTCTCAATCAAATTTATTAGCCAAAAGGCGGAAAAGGTATATTATGACATATTTAGATTCTTTTAAAACATCTTCAGATTATTTTGAAATGAAGCCAATGGAATATGTTTCTGAAAATCCAGATTCATACTTGATATCAAACCCATACGAAAATTTTATTGCTATATCAAGATACGCAAGATGGATTCCAGAGGAAAGCCGCCGAGAAACTTGGAAAGAAACAGTAGATAGATATTTTAATTTCATGCTTGCACATTTGAAGAAAAAGCATGACTACGTTCCAGATGAAGTAATTTTATCTAATTTAAAAAATGAAGTTTATAGCAGAAATGTTATGCCATCTATGAGAGCAGTCATGACTGCTGGAGCAGCTTTAGAAAGAGATAACGCTGCTGGTTATAATTGTTCATATTTACCAGTAGACAGCATAAGATCTTTTGATGAAACTATGTATATTTTAATGTGTGGTGCTGGTGTAGGATTTTCTGTAGAATATAAATACATTAACCAGCTACCAAGTGTTCCAGAGTCTTTAGAAAAAGTTGAAGATGTTATTGTTGTAGAAGATTCAAAAGTTGGATGGGCTACTGCTTATAGAACATTATTAGAAAATTTATATAACGGAAAAATTCCTTCTATTGATATAAGTAATTTAAGACCAGCTGGCGCTAGATTAAAAACTATGGGTGGAAGATCATCTGGTCCGCAACCGCTAGTTAATCTTTTTGATTTTACTATTAAAATTTTTAAAAATGCTTTAGGTAGACAGCTTAAGCCTATCGAATGTCATGACATAATGTGTAAAATTGGAGAAGTAGTTGTTGTAGGTGGAGTTCGTAGATCTGCTATGATTTCATTGTCTAATATAAATGATATTGAAATGGCACATGCTAAATCTGGAAATTGGTGGGAGAATAATTCGCAAAGAGCACTATCTAATAATTCTGTAGCTTATTCTAGAAAACCACCAATGGAACAGTTTATTGCTGAATGGAAAAATCTTTATGATTCAAAGTCTGGAGAAAGAGGTATATATAATGTCGAGGCTGCACAAAAACAAGCTGAGCGTTATGGAAGAAATCCTGATATTCATTATGGCACCAATCCTTGCTCTGAAATTATTCTTCGTCCATACCAATTTTGTAATCTTTCGGAAGTGGTTATTAGACAAGATGACACTGAAGAAACTTTAACTAAAAAGGTCCAGCTAGCTTCTATCCTTGGAACATGGCAATCAACTCTTACAGATTTTACATATTTACGAGATATATGGAAACAGAATACAGAAGAAGAAAGACTTTTAGGAGTCTCTCTTACTGGCCAATTTGGAAATGCTATTTTTGCAGGTAAGGCTAGGTCAGAAAATGAATTTGAATGTGGTAAAGGTTGTGCAGGACTTTGCTCTAATAAAGATCATATTAAAGAAGATAATTATAAAAAATTAGAACATATGCTACAAAGATTAAGATCTTTAGCGAGAGAAACAAATGCTAATGAAGCACAACATATAGGAATTAATGCTTCGGCAGCAATAACATGTGTTAAGCCATCTGGAACAGTTTCTCAATTAACAGGAGTATCTTCTGGTATGCATCCGTGGCACTCTGAGTATTATATTAGAACTGTGCGTGGAGATAAAAAAGATCCATTATCTAACTTTTTAAAAGATATTGGAATCCCATGTGAGGATGATTTTATGAATCCAAATAATACTTATGTATTTTCTTTTCCTGTAAAAGCACCAAATAAAGCTGTTCTTAGAAACGAACTTACGGCAATAGAACATTTAGAAATATGGCTTTTATATCAGAGAGCTTGGTGTGAACATAAACCATCAATTACAATTTCAGTAAAAGAAGATGAATGGATGGAGGTAGGTGCTTGGGTATGGAAACATTTTGATGAGGTTTCTGGTATATCATTTTTGCCACATTCAGATCATTCTTATAAGCAAGCTCCATATCAAGAAGTATTAAAAGAAGAATATGATGACCTTGTTTCTAAAATGCCAAAAAATATAAGATGGCAAGATTTATCATTTTATGAAACAGAAGATGGAACTTCTACAAATGCTACATTAGCATGTAGTTCAGATGGAAATTGTGAACTTGTAGATATTTCAGCTTAGGAGTATAATAATAATTAGGGTAATACCCTATTCCTGGGCAACCCGCCCAGAAAATAAGGAGGTCTTATGAAACAAGATCTTAATAATGATGGAAAGGTAACAATGCAAGAAAAAATTCTAGCAGCATTAGCCAGCTATGGTCGTCACTTTTTAGGTGCTGCCATTGCCTTGTATATGACTGGAAATACTGACCCAGGAGATTTAATTAAGGGTGGTATAGCAGCCTGCTTGCCAGTTATTTTAAAGGCATTAAATCCAAACGAACCAAGTTTTGGATTTACAAAAAAGGCATAATTTAGTTAATTAGATTAGAAGAGCTCTTGTGATAAAATTGTCACAAGAGCTTTTCCAATTAGGAGACTTTAGCAAATGGCAGTACAAAAGAATTGGGAAGTAGATCAAAATGCTACTTTCAAATTTCAAGTTCAATATACAGAAGATGATGAGGTTACTCCCATCGATCTTACTGGGGCATCTGCAAAAATGCAGGTTAGAGATACAAAAGGTGGTTCTAAACTAGCTTTTACTTTAACATCCCCAGCAGGTGGAATTACAATAGATGGTCCAACTGGGACACTTAATATAGTAGTTACACCTACTCAAACCAATAAGCTATTTTATCCTAAATCATCATATGACATTATGGTTATTGATTCTAATGGAAACAAGACCAAAATTGTGGAAGGCTTTATGACTTTGAGTAGGTCGGTAACTATCTAATGTCTAATGAAAAAGTAATAGTAACAGAAAATAAAAACAAGCTTATAATTTCTACTCCAGGTCCACAAGGTCCTAGAGGTCGCACAATTCTTAATGGGTCTGGTGCTCCTTCTAATAATCTTGGGCTATCTGGAGATTTTTATTACGATATAGATACAACTAGATTTTATGGACCAAAACCATCTGATATAACTTGGACTGGTGCTCAAAATTATTTACTTAATAATGCTGCTTCTGATTATGCTAAAAGTATGACTTGGGAATTAGCTCAAGTGCAATATGATAATATAGAAGAATATTATTATGTAGAACTAGATCATAATTTAAATTTTTGTCCTAACATAACTGTTAAAGATAGTACAAAAGATGTTGTTGAGACAGGAATTGAATATAAAAGTTTAAATACAGTAAAACTGACGATGGCGCAATCCTTTTCGGGGACTGCATATTTGTCATAAAAGGAGAAAACAATGGCAAGAAAATTTTTAGTTAGCTTAGATCTCAATCAAAATGAGTTGCTAAATGCGAGACTACAAAATCTGTCCTCAAATCCATCTCAGCCAGTTGCAGGTCAGATTTATTACAATACAGTAGCAAAAGAAACACGTTTCTATGATGGAACACAATGGATTGCTGGCGGTGCTACAAAGTATGGTTTATTATCAAATAGACCAGCTGCTTCAAAAGGCGGTATTTTATATGTCGCCACAGATACACAAACTCTTTATATAGATAATGGTACTTCCTGGGTACAGATTTCTGTAAATCCACAAGACCTTACAGATGCAATTAATAATCATAATAATGAAACATCTGGAGTACACGGTGTAACTGGAGATGTTGTTGGAACAACAGATTCTCAAACTCTAACAAATAAAGTTTTAGGTTCATCTACTAGTTTAGGTGCAGATCTTGATGCGGATGGATATAAAATACATTTTGTAGGAACTCCAACCGCAGATGGAGATGCTGTAAATAAGTTATATGTTGATACAGAGTTATCAAATCATAATAATTCAACATCTGGAGTTCATGGAGTAGATGGAAATGTTGTAGGCACAACAGATGCTCAAACTTTAACAAACAAAACAATATCAGATGCTTTAAAATTTAACGATGGCGCATCTGATTCTACTATATATGCAGAAGGCAATAACCTAACCATATATGCAAATAATGATTTATATTTAAATACTAATACTGGTAATATTAATTTACAGCCAGACGGGGAAGCCCAAGTATTTGGAGATAGAATTGTTACTGAAGATGCAAATCAAACCTTAACAAATAAAACTTTATCTGATACAACATTAGGCAATAATCTTAATGCAAATTCAAATACAGTTACAAATTTAGCAGTTCCTTTAAATGATACAGATGCTGCTACAAAGAAATATGTTGATGATTCAGTATCTGATTCTCTCCTTACTTTCTATGGTACAAATGACGAAGTAGAAGTAACTAGATTAGGAAATGATGTAACAATTGGTTTACCAGATGATGTAACAATTACTGGTGAATTAACTGCTTCTTCTGCACATATTAATGGAAATTTACAAATTGATGGTAATTTAAATGTAACAGGAACAATTAATTCTGTAAATACCACACAAGTTAATATTTCAGATAATGTAATTAACTTAAATAGCGATATGCCTCATACCCAGGCACCTACCGTAGATGCTGGTATAAAGGTACATCGTGGTACAGAAAATGATGTTCAATTATTATGGAATGAAACATCAGATAAATGGACATTAACAAATAATGGAACTGATTATCATGCCATTGCTAGAAAATATGTAACTGTGATTGGAGATGGCACTGCTACAACATTTACAGTTCAGCATAAGCTTGGAACAAAAGATGTTACTGTTCAATTATTTGAAAATAATGAAGATTATAATCAAATAGAGGCAGATGTTCAACGTACATCTGACAATGTTGTTACAGTTAAATTTGCAGCTGCACCAGCATTGGAAGAGTTCAAGGTAGTAGTTGTAGGATAATATGTCAAGAAAATTTAAGTCCTTACTTAATTTGACAACACTTGCCACCGACCCAGTTGGGTCGGTTGGTGATGTGTTTTTTAATACAACAGAAAAGGCCTTAAAGATTCATAACGGAACAACATGGGTTATAATTTCACAAAATACAGATCCTGCTCCATTTTATTTGCATACACATACTTATGATGGAAACGTTCATACAATTGATGTAAGCAATCCAATAACGTTTAAACAAATAAATGATGAAGATCCTGCTACTGTGCAAGAGGAAATTCCTGCTATAATAGGACTTGATGGTGGCGTTCCAAATTCAACATACAACAATCCGTCTTTTGTAGACTTAACATTGTTGGACGGAGGAGACGTAAGTGGCAACTAACTTTCCACAGTCTTTAGATAATTTAAATAATCCAAATGCAACAGATAGTCTAGCTGGCCACGCAGCTTTACATGGAAATGTAAATGATGCAATTGAAGCTATACAAACAAAAGTTGGTGTAGATGGATCCAGTAATCCAAATTCATTAGATTTTAAGGTAACACAATTAGAGTCTCAATTGGCGGACTTAGATAGCCAATCAGATTCAACCCTTGAGCTATTAGGATTGGACGGCAATAATGATTTAATTGTTACTGGCATAGAAAATAAAACAGCAATAGATAACTGGTCTCAATCTTTATATAGAACTGTTAAATATAGCTTACAAATTACAAGAAATTCCGAACACTATACCTCAGACATAACTATTTTAAATGAATCTAGTAATATTAATATGTCTGAAAGCAATATAGTCTCAAATACAGATAATATTTTGGCAAATATTACATTTGAAGTAAATTCGGGTATAATTAGCTTATGCGTTACCCCTGTCGGATCTGCTGTTACAGCTAGATTCATTAGGATGGCGCTTAAAGCTTAAATAGGGGGTTGTCAGAGTGGCAACAGTTAATAAAAACTTTAGAATAAAAAATGGCCTTGTAGTTGAAGGTAGCACGGCTACAGTAAATGGTCAAAACATATTAGTAGAGGGCGGATCAGATAGTTATATTATTGATCTTATTGGTGGTCAAGCAACCTCTTCCAATACCGCAAATGCCGTTGTAAAACGTGACGGATCTGGCAATTTCTCGGCTGGTACAATAACAGCAACATTCAGTGGTAATTTAACTGGTGATGTTACTGGTACAGTTTCAAGTCTTTCAAATCATGATACAGATGATTTATCTGAAGGTAATAATCTTTACTACACAGCAGAACGTGCAAAAGCAGAAGCTGCAAATCTTTTAGTAAATTCTTCACAAACAAATATAACAATTACCAAAGACGGATCAAATAATCTTACAATTGTTGCTGAAAATGGCGTAGCTGATTCTACAACTGATGATTTAGCAGAGGGTACAACAAGATTATATTTTACAACTTCCCGTGCTCGTGAAGCAATTTCGGGCGGAACAGGTATTTCTTATAACAATACAACTGGAATAGTAGCAGTAGATAATACAATAGCTACTAAAACATATGCAGATGATGCAGCAGACGCTGCAGAATCA